AGTAATAACATCGTAAAATCTTGTCGTGCTTCCTATTGTTGACTTATCCGCATTTTGCGTTCCGTCTGGGCTTATTGTTTGGTTAGCGGTGTTTGTCATTCCGCCCGATGTTAAAGCGGTTAAATCCTCACTTGGGAACGCCAAATTCGTACTCTGTTTCTCCAACAACAAACTCGGACACCCGCCCCCGCCATTTTGGTAGGTTAGGCGTGGAACATTTAATCGGTCGGTAGTGGGGAAATAGGGTTTGGCGGTTGAGCCGATGTTGACTTGAGCGCCCCAAACAAAAATACCACTTGTGCCATCCCCCGTGTAGTTAATAGTTGTTGTGGGTGTGCCTATTACTGCAAGTGCAATTGATGAGCCACTTGATGTGAAAGTTACTATACATCTATACCAACCCCCTCCTACATTTTGAATCGTTGCCCCTGTTCCACTTGCCGTTCCATTTGATAAGTCATAAGTGCAATTAAAAATTCCTGCATTTACATCTTGCAATTTTGCAGTCGTATATTCACTTGATTTGGCATAAACACTAAAAGTAAATTCGCCCGTATAAGAAGTGGCAAATCTTGTAACAAAGTGGTTTCCACTCGTTGCAGTTGCTACTATTTTATCTGCGGTTGTTGTTCCGTTTGGTGCGGTAGTTGCATCTGCACTAACAGTTGCAGCGGATTTGAACCAAGCCCCATTCGTAAAATCTTCTGAATAAGTTAATTCATTCCACGGGCAAACCTCAACCAATCCCGCGCTATTTACTCGCGTTCCGTTAGATGCTCGGGTGAATGACAAATCGCCCGAACCGTTTGTGGGAATTTGAGAATATACAACATCCTCTTTATATCCGCTTGGTATCATTACCAAACTCGCTTTTTCTAATAGTGTACTCATAATTGCGTATCTAAATTATTCAACTTAAAAATCATACAATCGACGCCCTCATAATAACCACCATCGGCAGTTACCCTATTGGTATAAGCCAACGCTAATACCCCTCCATCGCCTTGTGGATATGGTGTTATTCCTATGGAAAATCCAACAAACATTTATTGGTTGTAAAGTACGATTGAACCCGAAGTTAGGGTAATTGAGGAAATGAAATTTCCATCGGCAACGCAATGAAAAGGGCCAGGCAATAAAGTATTCCCCGTTAATCCCATCGTTGTCATTAACGACACCCCATCTTTATCTAAACAAGCCGAAACAACGGCATTTGAATTAACAAAAAAGCCACGGAATTTACCTGTTTTTGCTGATGTATTGGCAACGGCCACACTACCCGTGTAACCCGCCGAAAATGCTGAACCTGAAATACTCATATATTTAATTAACGTTTTAATTGTTATTTGTTGCAGTTATTGGTCCGATACCTTGCGCCCACAAAGTTCCGTCGCAACATTTCACGGAATATTTCAAAGTATCTTTACAAAGGCATCCACGCTTTGAACTTTTTGGGGATGACCTTGAGGGCGTTTGTTTTATATTTTTTTTGTTATCCATCCCGCTAAAATTAAAATAATTAAACCCAATCCTAACAAGCCAATATATTTTTCATACCACGGCTTGTATTCAATTGATGGCACAACGTACTTTTGAGTAATTTTAACCGTATCCGCTTTTAATACTTGAACCAATTTAATAGTATCGTGGTAGCGGTAAATCGTGGTTTTAAAATGCTCGTTATCGATTACGATGGTGTCAATTGATTTGGTAACGTAGGTGTGTTCAGTCTTAACCGAATCCCGAATTATTAAAGTGTCAACTTGCCTAATGACCTTTTCAGTTATGATATTCGGGTTCTTTTTTACCGCTTGTTTCAAATGGTAGTTAGCCGAACACGATGAAAATAAAACGGCCATAAACAACACCTTTGCCACCCCTTTAAATAACGGGCTAACTTTCGGCGCATCCTTTTTTAACTCGGCGTAAACCTTGCTAAGTTTTTCCACCTTGTCCGCTTTGGGTTTGTATGGTTTTTTTATAGATTCCATCCAACGTAATTACTTGGGTTGCTATCTGGGTACATTCCGCTTTCTTGGTCGGCGTTGTATTCGGGAAAAAGTTGGGGGTAATAACTCAAATAATCCACCGCCTTCGTGCGATACGTTTCTGCAATATCCCTTTGGCGTTTGACCAATGAATCCAATTCCTCCTTAGCGGGTAGGCTTGTGCCTTCGGGCGTGTTTCTTAAAATACCCGCGTTGCTAATTTCGTAGCCGTGAAACAACATAAAATCCGACATTGCATAGTGAATAAGCATCGGTTGGATGTAATCGTTTACCAGTGTCAAGTAGTTTCCCGCCAAGGTGCTATTTTGCACATCCGTTAAAATACGGCGATACAACTTTGTACCTAAGATTTCTTGAACTTGAATGTCTTGGGCAATCTTTACAAATGGGGTTACCTTATCAATATCGACATTCCCTTGTAATTGGGTGTACTTGAAAAGGTGGTCCTTTGTTATTAGTAAAACATTATCGTTAACGTACATTTTATTTATTTTTTAAACTTCCCCCGTTTGGTAAATCTTTGGTTTTTGTCGATGCTATATCCCAACTCGGCGGGTCAAAAGGTACCCCCGCAGAATCCGCACTTTGATTTGAAACACGCTTATAATTATCTTGAATATCTTTTATGCCTTGGGCTTTTTCCTCAGGTGATAACGGCAAAAATGCACCGCCGTTTCCTTTACGCTTTCTCATATAGGATAAACGATACCATTGGTGATGACAATTAACGCCCCCTTTGTATTTCCAAATCGAATAATTAGACTTGCCACTTGGGGCAAATTGTCCGTTTATACCTTCATCACCCATTCTATCAATATCCTCCCTACGATAAACTACACCTAACTTGGCATTCGCTACCATATCCTTGCAAAATTGACGGCTATTTGCAGCCGTTTGCATAGGTGCATATCGATACCGAATTAAATATACGCCCTTATCGTCCTTGCTTTTTTCTTCGGGTTCGGCAAATCTTTTAAAAAAATTGTATTGCTTGGGTTCGTTATCGGCATCCGTTACGGGGCTTTCATCTATCAATTCAAACTCTTCGCCAATAACCTCGCCTTTGTCGTTTAAATAATCCAACCATTCAGACTCCGCCTCGGCAGTAAATTCAGGTACATCGGCACTCAAATTTAATTGCTTAACTTTATTTTCTGCCCAACTTATTCCACTTTCACCGCCCCAAGCATCCCACATTAATCCTCCGCAACCTTGCGAATATGGGGTATCTTTATTTTGTTGGTGTCTGCGAAAAGCCGCCATCCTTTTAACGGTTTCCTCGGATATGGGTTCCTTGTTTGCTAATTGGTGCGCCCTTGCCTTGCCTACATTTGTGCCGCAATCACCCCACCCGTTATCCATTACCCATTTTAACGCCCTTTTAGCGTTATTTGAGGCACTTTCGGGATAGTCGGTGAATGATTCTGCCATCTCGGTTTTTTTAAAGCCGTATTCCTTTTCTTTCGTTTCGGCATCCATTGCCTTACCACTCAAATCGGTGAACTCCAAAGGTTGCAAAGTCTTAAAATAAATATCCAAGTTGTAACCGTTGTAATTCATTACCTTTTGAACCCCGTTTAAAAGTAGGCGTTGGAAAGGTCGGATAACCGTGTTATCAAAAAATATGGAGGCCGTTTTTAATTCCTCGGCGTTGTTCCCAAACCCACTATTATCCTTAATACCTAAAAGCATTGGGGATGTAATTCGGTGGGCCACCATTATTTTAGTGCTTGATTCCGTGCTTAAAAATTGGTATTGATTGTGAGCATCGCTTAATTGAACGGGTGTTATATCCGCTTTGGATTCCACGTTGTCATTAAAAGAAAGTATAAATTTACCCGCATTTGATGAACCGCTGAATTTATTTTGAATTTGTGCCTCAATCATATCCTTAACTTCGGCGGGTGGTTGCCCGTTGTTAAAGTTAATTAACATCGATGGGGCAAGGCCGTTCATAATGTTATTAATATGATAATTGGCTATCTCAATCTCAAGGTTTGCATATTGCGTTCCCCCTTGGTAGTCCACGGGTGAAAAATAATAGTTACCAGTGGAGTAGGGTTTGCAAACTAAAATACATTCGGTGCCGCTTTCATCAAATCCGAACGCATCAAATCGCTTTGGCTTTTGGCCTCGCTTTAATTTTGACCAATCAGGTGCAAAATAATAACCTCTTATTTCCCCATTTTCATCGCACCTTTCGGGTCGTAGGGTTTGAATAGGCCAATGGTGAGCCGCTACATACTTTTTGCGGTCTTTAGATTTAACCAAATGCAAAGCATACTGGCCCAACATTTTTAAATCCATTGCACAATTCCGCAAACAATCATCTTGGAATACCTTTTTTAAATCTAAGTACCCCGCCAAATGTCGGTCCGCTTTCACAACCTCCAAACCTTCGCCGTATATCATATCCGATATACCTTTGATGGCGGAATTATTGGTCGGGCTTCCGTAGTATAGGTCGATTAAATATTGGTAGTAATTGTTATCCTCGCCATATTCAACCCACTCTTTGTTCTTTTGCTCTATAACGGCGGGTGTCGTGTAACTCGCTAATTGTATTAATTTAATGCTCATATTTGTATCCATTGAGGGGCAACGGGTGAAACCTCATCCCATTCTTTAAATGACCTATTTATATTGGTGCTTTCGTTACTATAAGTTGCAACGTATTCCCATTTTAAAATATTACCTAAATATACACGAATTAACAAAGTGTCTAAATCTTCGGCCACATCTGAAATTGCGGTAAGCGATGGTAAATTAATAGTCACTTTTGAACCTACCTTAGTTACTGCGTTGGTAGCCGTGACCTTTGTTTTTGTATTTTTGTGCCACACCTGAATCGTTGCCGTGGTCACATCATCAAACGTAACAAAGGGGAAAAACGATATGGCGGTCGATGCCGATGTGATAACCATTGTTTAAATAACGTAAAACGTGAATGTCGTTTGCTATATATCAAAAAAGGGGCAATAAAGCCCCCTTATTGAATGGAAAACGAACGATTTATTAAGCGGAAATAGTTACGACCGTACTCATATCGGCGTAACTTTCTGCGTCAACAATTGCTTTGGGTAATGTTTCCATACCGATTAAGGTAACGGTATTCAAACGAGCGTCACCCATTTGCGTACCCCACGCCTCAACATCGGTGGTGGCATCCATACCTTCAACGGCACCCAATAAAGTGAACACGTTGTTGCGGTCCCAAGTTATAACCCTCCAACGGCCTTTGGTCAACGTGTCGAATAATTCGGCATCGCTATCCGCTTGGTTTGGTGTGCTTCCGCTTGGCTTTAAAGACAAAGTCAAAGTCTGGGTATAGGCGGTTGTGCCGTTATCTCTCGACGTCGCTCCGCTAATTTCTAACGTGCTTAACCCTTTTAATTCAAAAAAGTAAGCCGTGCTATTTACGGGCGTAGGTGATGCCCCGTTATTGATTGATAGCACCAAACCACTCGCATCCTTTGACACTACGTCACCGAACGCATAAGGTACTAAAAAAACGCCTCTTAAACCTCCCGCAAATTCCTTGCAAGGTTCATATCTATTTTCTAATGTATTACAAGCCATATTTTTGTTTTATAAAAAAGGGAGGGGCAATCCCCTCCCCCTTTGTTAAATTTATCTATAAAGACTAATTAAGCAATATTTAAAATTACTTGTTGAGTTGGGTTGGTCGCAAGGATACCGCCAGTAAAACGCATAATTACACGCACGTTTTGTGAACCATCGATATCGCTCATATCAATTAACTTAACTTCGTTGGTGTCGCTTAATAAGCCAGTACCAAAGTGTAAGTCAGATTTCAAACCAAGTACACAATCAGAATCGTTAAGTCCTGGACACATACTTACGGGTATACCTTGGAAGTTCATAGGTTTCTCACCAACATAAAATTGGAAGTTGTAATTACCCGCAGATAAAGCCGCTTGGTAAGCCTTCATAGTTGATGGACCAACATAATATCCGTAACCCTCTTTTCCGTACAAAGCAGCGGGTGAAGCGTCTAACATTGCTTGTAAGCGGTCAACGATATTTGAGCCTGTATTTACACCCGTTCCAGTTACTGCAATGGCTGAATTGTCAGCAAGGAATCCGAACATACCATCTTGACCAGCGGTAACGGCTGAATCATAGAAAAGGTTAGATTTCCAAATACCCAACTCAATTGATTGAGATACCTCGGCGGCTACTTGAGCCAACAAGAACTCTTCAAAAGTTGCGGGTAATTTTTCAAATGCGCTAAATCCCGCTTGAGCCGCTTCCCAAGTTGTACGCAAATTGTTCTTACACAATTGTAAGTTAACTTGCTTCTCGGTGGTAGTCAAAACGTATTCGCCCAAAGTTACTGAACTGCCATCGGTAAAATCGCAAGTTGCATCTGCAACAACGATTGAATTTTGCCAGTTACGGATTACCTCTTTAAAGGCTACGTTTGGGTGAACGGTGATTAAATCTTTCGCCAAAGTTTCGCCCGAAAGCAAAGCGGCTGCGATGTACTTGTTGCCAAAATTACCCGCATATGTATTTGGGGAAATAGTTGGTCCTGATAGGTTGATTTTACGATTATACATTTTTGTAGGTTTTTAAAATAAAGAATTGAATACTCTGTCTTGAATTGTTTCGTTACGCTTTGCACCAATTTTGAATTGGAAGTCTCTTTTAACCTCCGCATCGGGATTAAATTTGGTATGCTCGGCGGGTGTTTCGTTTAATTGGCGTTTTAACTCTTCGTTCTCGGCGGAAAGTTGAACATTAACGGCTTTTAAATCTTCATTAGTTTTTTCGATTGCTGATAAACGAGCATCAAATTTGTTAAAATAAGATTCTTCCATTTCAGTTTTCGTTTTAATGATTTTCTTTGGCATTTTGGCTTCCATTTTATCTTCGCCCATTACCTCTTCTTTTTCTTCCATATCCTTAGCCTCAACCTCTTCGATTTCCTCCGCTCCTTCGGTTTCGATTTCAACGATAACGCCTTGTTCGTCAACCTTAACTTTCAAACCGCCTTCAAGTACATACTCGCCCACTGGCACGGGAATGTTTCCCTCTTCGGTTACAACAAAAACGGCTTGACCGATTTCAAACGCTTCGGCTTCCATTATGGCTTGACCATCTGCGGTCTTGATTTGTGCCAATTCCACCTTTACGGCTTCCTCGGTTTCCTTCCCCATTACAATTTCGTAAACTCGGTTCAGGATGTCTTTTGGATTGTTCATATTTATTAAATTAACGTTTTGTTTTTTTATTGTTCGATATTTGACAGCAACTCTTTTAACTTGGCTAATATGACCTCGTCTTTTGACATCTTGGCCATTTCGGTAGATTTGTCCGCAAAGAATCCTTCGATGCTAAATCCTTTAACCCTTCCAGTCTTTACATATTCGTTCCAAATTTCATCGTTATCGACTTTCATAGCCACATACCAAGTACCAACGACATCGTTTAAACCATACGCCGCCGATTTGTCCTTTTCCATATCAACTTTAATCCACGATTCAACTAAGGTCAAACCCGCCAAATTAATTTGGTGTTCTAATGTTGCTTTCGCCTGATTGCCACGCTTTAAATAAAGTTGCGATGCCTTTTCGATTGTTGCCTTAGAAAAGTAAACGTAAAACTCTTCGTTGTCTTGGTTGCGGTATATTGGCTTATTTGGAATCAAAGCGGGGCCTAATAAAATCCGCTTTTCTAAATCTAAAGTTTTAAACTCGATTTTATGTCCGTTTAATGCTATAAAGTTGGATTCGATTGCGGGGCTTTCAACTATCGATATTGCATCGATGCCGTTAGCCAATTGCATATCGTCTAACACAAGTTCAACTATTCTCATTGGTTAATTAACGTTTAAAAGTTAGAGTGTTGCGTTTTCTAAAATATGGCGGTCAAGGCTTTGTTGAGTGGTGACGTTTTGCCCAACCACATACGCACGGGTAGGCCGTTTCATTTGAGCATTCATCTCGGCTTGTAATTGTGAGGTCTGCGACATTTGGCCCTGAATGATACCGACGCTTGGTCCGCTTATGCTTGGCATTGATGGAGCAGATACTCCCGTTTCATTTGGAACTTGCACCGCCGTAATGGTTCGCACGTTCGCCAAACCCGTAGCAATTATAGCCGCTGCATTTATGTAACCCGCTGGAGTACCCGCACCAACCGATAATGCCTTTGTAGCACCCGCATAAGTATCGATTACCGTAGATGCCAATGCCAATACTTTACCCGCTGCGGTTTGCTCACCCGCTAATTTGGCAAAACTATTTAACGCTCCGCTTGTGGCCGCCATTAATTCCATTTCTGAATCTAACTTAGCCTTGTCCAGTGCTTTTTTTGCGTCGGCTTCCTTTTTTGCAATGTCAATTTTTTTCTTGGATAACTCCTCCGCTATTTTTAATTCTAAATCGGTTGTCGCCTTACCCGCATCTTCTCGGGCTTGGATAATATTTTTTGTACGGGACTGCTCAATACTTTCTAATTCAGCCGCTAACTTTTCCGCATCTTCAATTTCTCGTAACGCTTGTAATTTTTGTAAATCGTATTTTTTATTGATAAACTCCTCTTCACCCTTTAAAGCATCCTCAAGAAATTTCTTATCTGCTTCCGCCTTTGCCTTATCTTCATCTTCTCTTTGTTTGGCCGCTTCTTTACGCTTGGCCGCATCTTCTTTATTTAATGATTCAATTGCTTTTGATGTCTTGCGCTGCCTTAATAAAGATTGCGCTTCAAGTTCAAAAACCCGTGCTTGGGCGTCTGCTTGTTCTTGTAATTGCTCTGCACTGGAATCGCTTAGTGCGTTACGTTCAATAATTGCTTGAGATTTTTGTCGGGCTAATTTTAATTCTTTTTCGGCCAAGGATTCCTCCGATTTAGCAACTTTATCTAATGCCTCAATTCTTTCCGCTAATGTTGCATTTTCATCTTCCATTTGCAGCCTTGCTTTTGCTAATTCTTTATTTTGCTTGGCTCTTTCAACGCCTAAGTTTCGTTCTGCATCGGCAATTCTTTGTAATCGTTTTTCAATATTTGCAGCAATTTTCGCTTCTTTTGCCGCTTCGTCAATTACATTTTTTAAGGCATCCCCCATATTGGCTAATTTGCCAGTTACATCCTCAACCCCTAACGCTACTTTGGCAACCGCATTGGTTGCTACCTTCCCCGCTTCACTAAATTCTCCCTCAAATAATAACTTCATAGCCTTGCCAAGTGCGGGTATTAATTCTAACAATCCTTCAAATCGGTTTGTTATGTTTGTTTTTAGCATCTCGGCAAAATCCAAAATCGCTTGTTTTGGGTCTTTAAAAATAGCCATCAATACGGCTCCGACCTTTACCAATGTATCTCGCAGTACATCCATAACCGCACTAATCCCCGCCATTGCTTGGCTCAACTTTTCGCCTCCTTCTTTGGTAGATGTAAATGCTTTAAATAATGCAGTAACCGAAGCAACCAACAAAGTAATAACTAAAACTATTGGATTGGCCGCCAATACCAATAACGCTTTCCCAAATCCTTGCACCGCCTGAACGGCTTGGCCAACTGGACCTTTAATATTACTTAAAGATTGACCCAACTTGCCCATTTTGCCTTGGCTATCTTCTGCGGTCTTGCCCGTGTCTTTTAATTTAGAATTTAGGTTGTCAACCTTTGCCCCACTTCCGTTATCATCAATTTCAACGGTGTATTTTATTTTTTCGGCCATTTGCGTAGTCTTTTAATTAATGTGTTAACCCCTGAAAAGGTTGTAATGTATTTATTTTGCCCCTTGGCGATTTCCACCCTTTGAGATACCCCTCGCCATTCATCGGCTTGGACTAATTTTATTATTTCCGATATCATATTTTTTCTAATCTTAATTTGCAATATAAAACTTGAATAGTTGTTGCGTGGTTTTCCAAACAAGCAAACGCCACTTCGACTATCGAACCCTCGGTTAAATCAAAAACCTCGCTTATTGCCGTGCTAAAATCGTTCTTTTCTAAATCAGCAAAGGCGGTTGTTTGCAATCCATTGATTAAAATCGACACTACTATGATTTTGTTTTTTGGATGGACTATTGAAATTTCCGCAGTTGCTTTATAAGTACCTGATGCGTTAATGGTAACGCTTCCTGAAGCATTGGTAAAATAATAAGTATTACCCAAACTTTGCACCGTATTCAATCCTACTTTGATGTATCCATTATCGCTTGGGGTTACAATGGTTACTGGGGCATTATTATAAATCACGGATACATTTCTATTTTTTACAATCTCATCTACCGCCCTTTTAAGGTATGCCATTGTCGAATCCCCAAAAGACTTTTGACCTAAAATAGTTACACCCGTTCCACCCCCTACATTATCTTTGGAATTTGTTACACCCCTTCCAACGGCATCTCCATTTAAGGTACTAACTCCATCAGGGCGTAATTGGCCATCTACCCAATCGGTATTGTTGCCAGTCGTGTCGTAGGTTTGCAATTCCACATCGGGGTAACTAATCAATACAAGGTGTG